AAAAAAGAACATGCAGAATTAAAAAAAAAAATTAGAAGTTCACTTTCTTATTCTCAAATTGAAAATTTAACTGAATTAAATAAATATATTCGAGATCAATGTCAAACTGAAAATCCTGATAAAAAAATGAAACAAATGAAATGGGACTGGCAATTACATGATTACTTGTATTTTGCTACAAAAGTTCATCAAAAATATTGTGATATTTATCATACTCCTATTTCTGAAATATTTGACAATAATGTATTTGAAAATGTGATAGGTAGTCCAGATCCAAATTATGATGTAAGAAGTAATACAGCTAATTTTAAATATTTTAATGAATTAAATATGGATGCATTTAGTCAAGAAGGTTTTAGATATTCAAAATTTGATGATATATATAAAAGAAATAATCATTATACAATTATTAATGATCCACATAATATAGGATTTGCATGCTTTCCAAGATTTTCAAATACTTGTCCACAAGATTTAAAATTTCATAGCTCAATGATTTGTTTATACAAAAGATCTCCTGATGCTCCAGCAATTCCTAAAGATAGCAAAATAAAAAGAGATAATTATAATGTTTGTAAAAAAGAAATTAGAATACCAGGTATAGGTGATGGTAAAACTTCTTCATATAAACCACGATTAAGTAGTAATTCTGATTTTGCATCCGTTAATTATGGTACTCATTGGTCTGGAAAAGAAAATCTTAATCAGTTTGATAGTACAGGAAAAATTATTGAAAAACCCAAAATAAAAAAAAAAGGAAATAAATTTGAATGCACAGAAGATCAGGCATGTTTAATTAATGAATTTGATTCTAACACATATAGATATCCTAAATGTAATAATGATCCAATACCAAGCTGCTTTGTTAAAGATGATTCAAAATGTTGTGGTGTTTTAGATGAAACTAGCAATAGATATAGATCTACTGAACCGTGTTCTGATAAAAATAAAAAACAAAGATTTCATAAAAATAATAAAAAAAATAATATTTTATCAGCTTCTTATATAAAAAAAAAATTAAATAATTCAAAAAATTTAAAAGATAAAATTAAAAATACTGATAAATGTCCTATTAATAATATAAGAGACAATAATAAAACATGTTCAGAACATAAATGTCAAACAAATGAATGTTGCACACCAAAACCAAAACCTAAATGTTATTCTATTGAATGTAAAAAAAATCATAAAAGAGATTCTCAAAAAAAATGCAGTGGTTATCAATGTACTGAAACAGAATGTTGTACACCTGAAGAAAAACCTAAATGTAAAAATATTCAATGTCCCGAATATTATAATGAAAGATATTATGATTTAGTTTGTAAAGATTATACATGCACCATTGATGAATGTTGTAAACAAAAAAATAAACCAATATGTAATACATTAACATGTCCAATTAATTATATAAATGATAACTCAAAAATATGTGAATATGATACTTGTACTGAAAATGAATGTTGCAAACAAATACCTATTAATTTACCTTCATACACACCAACAGCTTCTCTACCAGATTCAACAAAATCATCCTTAATAAAACCATCAACAGATTCACCAAAAGCTTCTCTAACAGATTCAAAAAAATCATCGTTAACAAATCCACTAACAGATTCAAAAAAATTATCGTTAAGAAATCCACAAACAGATTCACAAAAAACTTCAATAGCAAATTCTTCAATAGATTCAGCAGTTGACCCACCTACAAATGAACGAACTGTAACTGAAATCAATAAAGAGAATATTACAAAAAATATTAATACAAGTACATCAATGACACAAAATAATAATCTATTTACATCAAATCATATAACTTATATTTTAATAAGTGCTAGTGTATTTATTTTTTTAATTTTAATTATTATATTAAAAGGTTAAAAAAATATAATCAAATGATTATATTTTCTTATAAAAAGAAAAATGGTCCATACGAGGATTGAACTCGTGACCTTCGGCTCATAAGACCGACGCTCTACCAACTGAGCTAATGGACCTGATGGAGATTTCTCTCAGCGCTCAAAACAGGGATTGAACCTGTGACCTCGCGATTAACAGTCGCACGCTCTAACCAACTGAGCTATTCGAGCTTATAAAATATATGATAAGTAATCTTTATATAATTTTATAAAAAATATTATAATTTTAATTTTAATTTTCCCTAAAAAAAAAATATCTAAATTTATATATATAATATGTTAGATAAACAAAAAATTTTTAATATAGTAATTGTTTTAGTATTATTTATGTCATTATTTTTTAATTTAAAAAAATCAAAAGAAAAATTTTCTGAAACATTAGATCAGACCAGTTTACAAGCAATTCAAAATATGGGTACCTTTTCTGAACAATTATTAAATTCAAAATCAGATTTTATTATACCAACTGGAACAATTATTGCTTTTTATGGCAACACAGTTCCTGATGGATGGGCATTATGCGATGGTTCATTATACGATGGTATTAATAGTACACCAGATTTAAGAAATAAATTTATTTTAGGTGCTGGTAGTGGAGCAACATATAATTCAAGTGGTGGTAACAGCGCATATACATTAACGACAGCCAATTTACCTTCGCATACTCATGACGTAACAGAACAATTTAGGAGATTAGAAACTGGTGCCATGGCTAGTCACTCACAATATAATAATATAATGTCGGCAACACATAAGAAACGAGATGATACTGGTGCAACATTAACTCAAGATAGAAATACATATTTTTATGACTTTGTAACCGATGCAGCTGGGAGTGTCAATCCCACGGCTATCGATCTCATGCCCCCATATCATGTTTTAAGATATATAATGAAAAAATAATTAAGTTTTTCTGTTTCTTATCTTTTTTCATATATAATTGAAAATTTCTTTTTAAAAATATACTTTTTAACTTTACTATATAATTTTATTAAAATATTATAATTTAAAAAATCTAAATTATAATATAATATGATTATTAAATTTTTATTTTTAATTGTTATTACAGTTTCCATAGGAGTAAGTATTTATATATTTACTAAAAAAGATGAAGCAAATAAACAAATAAAATTAAAGAATGTTAAAATTGAATGTAATGAATTGCAATATTACGATGAAAAAACTAAAAAATGCAAAAATATGAATTATAAACAAATCAAAGAAAGATGTAAAAAAGATAATTTAGTTTACAAAGATGGTGCATGTTTGAAAAAACAAACTAAAGAATCATGTAATAATATACAAAGTGGTAATGATCCTAAATTTAAAAAAGAATTAAAAAATCATTTATGTGAAGATATATCAATTGAAAAAAAGAAAACTATTTGTGCTAAATTTAATCATGTATATGATGAAAAAAAAGATAAATGTATTTGTGGTCCTGGTACTAGTTATGTATTTGGACAATGTGTTGGTCAATTAACTGAAGAGATATGTTTCAATAAAATTGCTTTTACAAAACCAAATATAAGAACTGATTTAACTTCATGTATTCCAATGACAGAATCTGAAAAAAAAAAATATTGTAAAGATAAAGGATTAAAATATAGTTTTAAATTTCAAAGTTGTATAAAAGAAGTAACACCAGAATATTGCAAAAGTTTGAGTGTTCCCGATGAATTATTTAAAAAAGTACCTGATGAATTCAATGATAAAAAAAAATGTAGAAATTTATTTCCTCATGAAAAGGAAAAAATATGTAGAGAAAATAATTTAACTAGATTTTGGGACGGAATTAATTGTTTAAAAAAACTCTCTAAACCAACAATTGAATTAATAGGTAAACCTGATATTTCTTCTGTTTCATTAAAAATAACTTATAATGATTTTATAAATGAGAAACTAAAACCAATTGCTATTGACTATTTAATATATGATATTTCTAAGGATATGCCAATATTATATGATAATGAGCGTCAATTTACAGTTATCCAAAATAAAGATAAAGTTATAAAAATAAAAATATTAAAATTAAAGCACAATAATAAATATAGAATCAAATTTAAATTATTAACTACAACTCCAGATTTTGAATCACCTTTTTCTGATTTTTTAGAATTTACAACAAAATGCAATCCTTCTATTTTTACTAAAAGTTTTTGTAGGGATGATTTTGGACCAAAAGATAATACAATTGTTACCAACAAAGATCCAAAAGTTAAAAAATGGCCTTATTTTAAAGTACCAAATAAAGATACAAATTGTGGATGTACGGAAATGTCAATTGATCAAGCAAAAAAATATTGTAAAGAAACTTTTTATCCAACATTAGATGGTGATGTAAAAATTATGGATAATAATTGTATTCCAGCTCCTACTACTACTGGACCATGTTTAAATATATCTATTAAAAATTTAAAAATAAATCAAGATAATAATGGAGATGATATTAAGTTATCCTCTAATTATCTTGTAAATCAACCTTTTAGAATACTAATAAATTGGAGAAGACCTAATTTAGATAAATTTAATACAGAAAACTTAAATGATGTTTACCCAAATAAATATTTAATTTACAGAAAGAAGATAGAATGCGATTATGCAGATGAAGATTCATGTACTGCAGATAATAATTGTACATTTTCTCCAAGCTCATGTAGTGTAAAAGGAATAAAAGCTTCAAATACTTGTGAAAGGTTTACTAATATAAATAGTAAAAAAAATGATTATACTTTAATACATACAATAGATGTTTCTGATCAAGAAAAAACAAAATTTAAATATACTGATTCTGATGACCTTAGTTCAAACACAAAATATTCTTATAGAATAGATCCTGTCAATTCTATTGGTGTTGGAAAATCTATAGAAATATCAATAATTTCAGCAAATACTAGAAAAACAGAAGAAGAATGTAGAAAAGAATATAGTGACGGTTTTAAGAAAACATATGATGTATTAAAAAATTGTTGTGTTAATACTAGCGCTTCATATAGAACAGAAGTTTGCAGAGAAGAGGATCCAATTAATGCTGGTTATGAAAATACATATAACGATGAAACTAAAAAATGCGAATCATTAATAAATTTTGTAGTTCCTGGTAAACCTTCATTAGAAAGTACGGCAAAAACAAAAAATGAAATTACTCTGAAAATTACTCCTCCTAGTATACTTGGAACTCCTTCATTAGATAAGTATCAATTATCTTGGTTTGTTACAGATGGAGAAAGTTTTGTTGAAAGAGGAAGACTTTCTCATAATGCATCTTATTTTAAAAATAAAAAAAATTATGCTCAAAATACAGCATATTCTTCACTTAATTGGATTTTACCAGATACTGAAAGTTTAAATAATGCATTATATATAACACATAGCAATTTAAAACCTGCTACTACTTACAATTATATGATTATATCTTATTCATTTAATACTTTATGGTTAGAAGATAAAGATGAAAATCGTAAATTTATGAAGGATGACCAAGGTAATCGAATAGGAAGATCCATACAAGCTTCTACTCTTAGTATAACTACAGATTATTCATTTCCATTTGAAGCGCCAGATTTAACAAAAGTAGGAGAAGCAACAAATAATAAAATACAATTAAAAATACATAAATTTCCAGATAAAAAAGAAGGGGGAAGTGATACATATCCTGCTTTTATAACTCATTATAAAATAGTAAAACATATTATTCCTCATAACACAATAGTATCTTCATATTTTGAATCAGAAGAACCACCAGGAACTGAAATTATAATAGATTTAAATGCATTAAATCAATTTAATAATGATTGGGCTGATCAAAGTAAAGATAATGATAATTTAGATAGTTCGAATATTTTAAATATTAATGATCAATCTTCTGAATCACCTACAACTTCTGAATCTATTAAAGTAACGGAACAAAATACTAATTTAATATATAGTACACAAAAATATAAAATACAAAAAAATATACTTTCTAATAATTATTATTTCACTGATAATAATATTGAACCAAGTACTACTTATACATATAAAATTTATGCAAAAAATAATCAAATTGATCAATATTCTAATGATTTTAAAAAAATAGATTTAACTACACCTGTTTTAAATCCTATATTAAATTGCGGTGAAGTAACAAATGTTATTGTAGACCAATCTTTTTCTACAACTGAAGTAAATAAAGTTAATTTAACAATTAGTTGGGAATCTGTTACAGATCCAAATGTAAGCAATTATTCAATTTGGCCTAATATGTATAAAAAGAAATCTGCTTATCCAGAATATAAAATATATTTAAATGATTCACTTAAAAAAACTACTACAAATAATTCTGTAATTATAAATGGTTTAAGCGTAAATTTAGAAAATATTAAATTAAAAATAAAAACTACAATAGAGGGTATATTAACAAGAAATAATGGTTCTACTGATACTATTATATCTAGCAGTAATTTTGTAAAAAAATTTGATACAGAAAAGATTACTAAAGATGCTCATTGTAATAAAAGTATTATATACCAAAGTGATGATATAATAATTGGCACAAGAGTACCATTTTATTTTGATGGAACTTACAAAATTTGTAAAACAAGAAAAGGTAATATTAAAAAAATGAATGATTACTGTCAAAGTTTAAATTCTAATTCCGAATCACCTACAACTTCTGAATCACCTACAACTTCTGAATCTATAAAAAAAAAAGTATATTTTCATGAACAAAGAAAATGTATTATTCCAGAAGATGGTAAATGGAACTCTGTTGGTAGTAATAGCACACTCTGTACTGCTAATGGGTTAGACGGAGAAACAATTATTTGTGGTGGTGGTTTACGACTAAAAAACAAGTATACTTATAAAAAACCAGATATAAGTAATCATTTAATAAATGCAGAATTACCTCAGTATAATGGTAAACCTGTAGGTCCACCAGCAGGCTCCACACTTGATTCAAGTGGAAATATTGCTTACGAATTTCTAGATTGTAATACAAATTCTAATGACGCAACAAATTGTTCAAAATTATGTGATCAAGCATTTGGATCATTAACAGCCAATGGTAAAAATAAACCTCTTACTGGTATTGAATTTAATAATCCAAATTACTGCGTAACAGATACAATACAGGAATTCACTATTATTAATCCTACAAAAACATGTCCATCTTGTGGACATTCTGACACCACTGTAACAAAATATACTGGATGTTTAGATGGGTATTCTGGTGATGATAATAGAATTAAGTGTGAAAATTATATATCAAATCTAATAAAAGAAAATAATACTTTAAATGAAGGATTAATAAAAGATACAAGTAATAATTTTGAAAAAAATAAATGGTATAAATGTCAATATACATTCAATTTAAGTAGAAACGAATATGTAAAACTTCCTCAATATCCAGAAATATGTAATCCACCAGTAGTAATTTCACAAAGTAATAGAAAAAATAGTCAAGGTAATTATATTAATATAATACGTGAAAAATACTTTAAGAAAACAGAAGAATCTTGTGCAGGTCAAATTGATCTTTGTAGTTGGGATCAAACTAATGATAGATTTCCAGTTGCTACAAATTATTGTGGAACACAAACATTATATACAGATAAAAAATGTTTAAGAGGAGAAGATGTTGTTGATGGAATAAATTGTCCACCTTATCCTGAAACTGAAAAAAATTATGTTCGAGAAAAAACAATTATAAAAGAAAATTGTAAAACAATGTGTGAAAAAAATAATGATGCATATTTTAATGGTCCAACAAGTGATATTCATTTAACCGAAACTGAATATAATAATAAATGTGAACCTAGAAGTGAAACAATTAAAGCTAAATTAGAAGAAAGTATTGAACAAAAATGTGGTGTATGTAGTACAGAATCTGATAAACAAATTATTAATTACATTTGTACTGATGGTGCATATGGAACTGATGCTGAGACAAAATGTTTAATAAAATATCGTGGATATGGTTTAAAACAATCTGGAACAACACAAATTGAAACTGAAACAGGTAAAGAAAGACCTGTTTATCTTAATGTATATACGGCAAGAAAAGAAACTGATTGTGAAGATAAAGATTGTAGACCAATCTATAGTGCTTGGAGTACATGTTCCAAAACTTGTGGAGGAGGAACTCAAACAAGAACATTTGATTGTAAAGACAAAAGAGGTAATCCAGTAGCTAATAGTAATTGTACTGGTACTGAAACACAACGAGATTGTAACACTCTAAATTGTGAAGCACAATTACAGCCTTTTGGATCCTGTAGCCAAATCTGTGGAGGAGGGACACAAACAAGAAGTTGGAATTGTAAAGATCCAAATACAAATACGATAGTAGCTAATGGTCATTGTATTACTCCTTCTAACCTTACTCAATCATGTAACAATCTGGATTGTAAAGTTGAATTTGATGGTTGGGGAACCTGTGACAAAGTCTGTGGAACAGGAGAACAAACAAGAAGTTGGAAATGTAAAAATCCTAATGATAGTAATAGTGAAGTAGCTACAAGTAATTGTACTAATCCTAATACTGATTCACTTACTCAAGAATGTAACGATACTCCATGTAAAAAATTATGTGAATCCAGTAGTCTTGTAAATGGCAAACCTACAAAATATTTAAAAGATAGTAATTTTCCAATTTCAACTACTGAATCAGCAACAACATTAGACCCTGTAGAATTTAATGCTACAAAGACTTATACAAAAAGAGAAATCTTGAATAGTATTAAAATAAATTCTGATATTATTGTAACTAATTTACAAACTGCGAACTGTATAAATGAAGTATCTGATGATTTAAAATTAGATAAATATGAATTTGAAAAACAATGTATTGAAAAACAAGAATTTAGAAATTTATGTAAGGCTAAAAGTAATTAAAAAAATGAAATTTTTATTCATATTTAAAATACAAATATGAATAAAATCTAAATTAATCATTTTTTAATTAATTATTTACTTGTATTTTTACATTTTTAACTATATATTTAGGATTTTTTCCTTCAGTTAAATATATAGTTTTATTATATTCATAGATTACTCCACTTGTATCTTTTTTTTTAACATATGTACTACCAAATGTGATTGATGAAATCCCCATATCTGCGCCTCCAAATAAAGCATTTTGTAATGCCTTTTGTTTTTTAAAATGATTACCATAAGAAATAGTTATATTTTTATTACATTCAATAGCCCAACATACAATATAATATAATTCTTCAGATGTCATATCTTGATTATTTACACCTTTATCAATCCAATTTTGATAACATTTACTTTTATTAGTAATAAAGTTTTTAATATCATTAGAATACTTAATATTATATCCTATTTTTGATAGTAAAAAATTTAATGCATTATATTTTATTTTTTCTTTTTTCTTGAAGCTAATATAAGTTTCGTTTGCAAACCATATTTTAGAATTACAGTTATTAGGAATTGTTAAAATATTATCAGCCATTTTTTGCAAACTATTTTTATTTTCAGAATTACGAACTTCTTTAATTGCATTAAATGTATCATCGTCAATTAAATACAAATAAAAAATATAAAAAGTTGTTTTCCAATTTTTTATTAAATTTTGCCAGAACCAATATTCTTCAAGTTTATCAACTATTTCTTCAGATTGCATATCTAGATCAAATAAAAACATAAGTACAATTTGGAAACATTTAGACCAGTCGTCTATATCTATACCAAATTTATCATAACCATGTAATTTTGTATTATA